ACAAACGGCGGTGGCCAGCGCGACAGCAACACGGGCGATGGCGTGTGGCGCAAGCGCCGGGCGGCCAGCCTGGTGCGCTCATTCATCCGGTTGATCCGTTGACACCCGCCGTCTGGCATGGCTGCCATCGACTATTCCATCGGGTTCACCCGCCGCGAGGTGGAGAAAATCTTCACGATCCACAAGGCGGAATTGGAGAAGACGCTCGCCTCGTGGACGGATTCCGGTTCGGCGGTGACCAAGCGCCGGTTGGACGAAATCCATGTCGTGATCGCGGCCTGCCAGGACGCGCTTCGCAAACTTGCCCCCGACGACTACGGACGTGGGCGGCGTGTTGCCCAATCCTCCGTTGACTATATCCAGCGATGAATCTGATCCCCAAACTCGCCCGCTTCGTTGTCCCGGCCGCATTCCTGCCGAAAGCATGGACGTCTCCCTACGATGCGGCGAACTGGTCGCCCTCGCGCGGTCGTGTGCCCGGCTCCGCTCCCCGCGATGCCAAGCTCGATTTGTCTCAGGGCATCAGGACGGAACTCGTCCGCCGCTCCCGCTACCTCCACCGGAATTCCGGGTTCGTGCGCGAGATGGTCTCCAACATGGCGATCTATTCCACGGGCGATGGGATCCGGCCTCAGGCGCAATCGGCAGACCCGGAATGGAACCGCCGCGCCGAGGAAATCTTCCGCCGTTGGTCGGCACAATGCGAGGTGACTGGGCGGTTTTCCTTCGAGGAATGCCAGAGCCTCGTCTGCCGCGGGATGGATGTGGACGGCGAGTTCTTCGTTTTGAAGACGCGCGACCGCAGCGGGTTCGCGAAGATCCAGCTCATCGAAACCCATCGGATCGGCGACGATTCAGCGGAAACATGCGATGGGATCGGGCTCGCCTCGGACGGATCGCCGGTCTTCTACCGCCTGATTGAAGATTCCGGCACCCGCGACATCCCGGCGGCCTCGATGCTCCACGTTTTTGAACCCGAGTCCGTGAGTGCGGTTCGCAACGCGCCCACGATCCAGCATTCGATCAATCACATGCTCGACGAGATGGAACTCCTCGCGCTCGAAAAACATGCCGTGAAGGACAACGCGGACGTGTCGCGGATCCTCAAAACCGCCCGTGGAGAAATCGACGACACCGGGGACTTTTCCGTTGGCACTCCGTCCAATCCGCAGCAGTCAAGCGATGCCGCCCAGCTCCAAAAGATCATCGGCGGCAAGCTCGTCGCGCTCAAGCCCGACGAATCCCTGGACAGCTTTCAGTCGAACCGTCCGTCGCCCACGTTCACAGGATTTTTAAATCATTTAAGACGAGACTCCGCGCTCGGCGTGCTGCCATACGAATTCGCAGCCGATTCCAGCAGCATCGGCGGGGCAGGCGTGCGGCTGGTCGTGGCAAAAGCGGACAGGCGGTTCTCGTATCGTCAGTTGATCCTCATCAATCGGCTGATCGAACCGGTCTGGGCGTATGTAATCGGTGATGCCATTACCAGGGGCGAACTCGCCGCCCAGCCTCAATGGTGGCGAATATCCTCGACCACACCGCGCAGGGTCACCGTTGATTCGGGACGCGAATCCCAGCAGAACCGGGCGGATGTCGAGATGGGGCTCAAAACGATTTCTCAAAGCTACGGTGAACTGGGCCTCGATTTTGAAGAGGAGATGCGAGTGCGTGCCCGCAATGCGAGGTTTCTCGTGGATCTGGCGGCCGAATTTCAAATTCCGCTCGAGATGCTCTGGAAAACAAGCGGAGGCATTGCCGCCACCCCGGCAGTCGGAGAAATTCAAGATCAGCCACCGATCTCGGGAGTGCGGCAACCGGGGTAATCAGAATGCCGGCTTGCCACGTTCAGCCAGCGGCACGGCAAGCGTCTTCTCGATGTGCTTTCGCAGTGCGCGCACCTTTGGAATAAAATCGAACTCCTCGTCCTCCGTGAGATCCCACTCATCAATGTAGTTTTTTGGGGATTTTTGGATTGTCCTCACATGGGCAAGAATCCCCCGGAGATAGTCGTCCTCATTCAGGTATCGCGAGCACGCCGCCCCGAGTTCGGCTCGCAGGCAGTCGCACGCTTCGCCAGCAAGCCCGATGCTCTCATAGGACATTTCTGTCAGGTCGTCGGTATCCATTATGCGATTCTACGGCGAAGCAACAATGGATGTCACCTCGCCAGAGTGGCAGACAATTCGGAGGGTCATCGGGATGCAGCACACGCTGCAATCCTCCACCGTCTCATAACTGCCCTGAGTCGTATCCACCTCGATCGTAACCGGCTCCCAACAATGAGGGCATTGCACATTTAATGAAACGAGCAAGTTCATGGTGAAATGTAGCACCTCGTTGACACCATGCAACGAGGCGTGAACCTCACACTACTCCAAAAACAGCCCTGGCTGATCTCTCCCGAAGCCCTCGGGGCGATGGTTGCCGCCACGAAATCCTTCTTCGACAACACGCCGGAGCTTCCCGACAGCCCGATCTCGCCCTGCCTCACATTGGAGGACGGAGTGGGCATCATTTCGATCACCGGGCCGATGCTCCGCAATCCGGACATCTTCGACCGGATCATCTTCGGGGCCTGCAACACCGGGGAACTCATCAATGCGGTGGAAGAGGCGGCATCCCGGCCTGACGTCGAGGCGATCTTCCTCGACATCGATTCCCCTGGTGGCTCGGTCAACGGAACACCCGAACTTGCCCAGGCCGTGGCCGAGGCGAGCAAGGCAAAATACGTCTATGCGTTCAGTGCCGGGCAGATGTGCTCGGCTGCCTACTGGGTCGCGAGCCAAGCGGATGCGATCTACGCCACCCCGAGCGCACGGATCGGCTCGATTGGCGTGATCCTGCCGGTCGTGGATTCCTCGGCCGCCTTTGAACAGGCCGGTCTCAAAATCGAAGTCTTTGCGGCGGGCAAATTCAAAAGCGCGGGCACCCCCGGCACGAGCCTCACCGACGAACAACGCGACTGGCTCCAATCCGAGGTCGAGGAAACCGCAGGAGATTTCCACGCGGCCGTGCTCGCCCGCGGGCGCAAGATCCCGGACGAGGCGATGGAGGGGCAGACGTTTTCCGCACGGAAGGCGATGCGCTTCAACCTTGCCGGAATGGTCGCGAGCCGAGGGGAGGCGCTCTCCCGGTTGCGGAAACTTCATGTCCGTTCGGTTGACACGGGTTCCGGTGCAATGAGCGCACCATCCATTGAAAACGAACTCGCCCAGGCCCGTGAGCAGATCACCGGTCTGGAATCCGACGCCTCCGCTCGGGACGCCCTCCTGACTGAAGCCAACACCAACATCTCCGAGGCCACCGCAAACCTGAGCGGCCTGCAAGCCCGGCTCGAAGCACTCGAAGGCGAACACCGGATCGAGGCCGAGTCGCACGTTCAGGCTCGCGCCGATCTTGACGCTGCCAAGCACTCGATCGCCTCGCTCACGAACGACAACTCCGCCCTCGATCTCAGCCTCAAGGAAATTCAGGCACGCAATACCGCCCTTGATCTCAGCCTCAAGGAAGTCGAGGCGCGCAATGCCGCGCTGGTAGCCGCCGAGCAGGATCTCGAAAAGCGAGCCTCCCTCCGCGCCGCCCAGATCGTTGCCGAAACCGGCACTCACGCTCCGGCCAATGTGACCCCGAAAGGCGATCCGCAGACAAACAACCTCTTGGAGCGCTTCCGCTCGATCACCAATCCCGGCGAGCAGACCGCTTTCTGGCAGAGCCTCTCCGTCGACCAGAAAAACCAAATCCTGTCCTCAACCAAGTAACATTCCATGTCCAACATCCTCACCAACGTAAAAGACGTCAAAGTCGCGCAGTCGGCCCTCAAGCCGTTCATGGCGACGCTCCTGCCCATGCGGGCATTCTCCAGCAACTTTTCGCCCGAGCCCGCTGACAAGCTCGACACGATCCGCGTCCCGATCGTGGGCGCACCGAGTCCGGCAAGCGACTTCAGCGGAAGCTATACGACCGATGTGGATTCCTCGATCGACGTGGCTCCCGTGCAACTGAACCGGCACAAATACAAGACCGTCCACGTCACCGCCCGCGAGGCGGCCGAGACCGCCCTCAACGTGCTGGAAACTCTGGTCGGCAGCGCGGTCAAGCAACTCGCCCAGGATGTGCTTCAGGACATCTTCACGGAGATCACGGCCGCCAACTACGGCGCACCTGCGATCGCAGCCCTGCCCTCGACCACCTTCGACTACAAGAAGGTGCTCGGCGTGCGGGAATCCTGCGGAGCCGCGAAAATGCCGAGCACAGACCGTGCGCTCGTTCTCGATGCCGCCTACTTCAGCAACCTCCTTGGCGACGACATCGTGGCCAAGAGCTTCATGACGCCGGTTGCGCTTCCGGGCGTGGTCGATGGCCTCATCCGCCGCCTGGCCGGGTTCGACGTTTATGAAACCACGATCCTGCCCAGCGACGAGAAGCTGGTCGGATTCGCCGGGCACCCGAGCTGCCTTGCGGTGGCGATGCGCTACCTCCAGCCGGTCGCCCAATACGACGAGGCTGGCGCGGTCACCGATCCCGAAACCGGGCTCACCTTCGGCTACCTGCGCTACACCGAGACCAGCTCAAACCGGATCTTCGTCACCGTCGAATGCCTCTATGGCTTCAAGGTGGCGATCCCGGGCGGCCTCAAGCGCATCGTCAAACCCTAAACCAAAAAACAACAGGAGATCATCATGCTTCCATTTGC